TGGGGGTTACATGGACTTCATACAAAAACAGATCGAGGCGTCAGAGCGCCTGTATCATATGATGATGGCAGATCATAAAGCGCGGTTTGAAAAATTAGCTGCAGTCTACGATCTGAGCGAACACCTGCAGAAAAAACTAGCAGAGCGGGACGCTGAGATATCAGAATTACGCGCGCGTTTACGCGCATATGAGATTATCGAGCGCACATAAAAAAAATCCCCTCACACGAGGGGATAAAAACAACCACCGGTAAAAACGTCACAATCCTAGCACAATGGCCAATATGGCGGCAAGCATCAATCCGATAAGTGCGAACATGCAAGCCCCTCAATCTCTTTGATTATCTCGTCGCGTAACAGGGCGACGACATCCACGCCACCTGCATACGCATGCACAAGCCAAGCGCTCCCGTTGTATCCTACGCCCTTATCAGGCGCAGAATAGTCAAGAAAACAAAGTAACTCGCCTGACTCGTAGACATACTCATAGGCGTGCAAGTGCTGCGGCCAATGTAGCCCGTGAATGTCGGTTGCAATGCGCTTAAATTGACCCATGTTCACCCCCTACGCGTGTGAAAAGGTATTCGGTTGACGTTTTAGCGCCTGCGAATATCAACTGCGCTGCGCTCATTTCCTCGAAGTGCTGGCGCCCGTATCCAGGTCGAACAAAACAGTTGACCTTTTTGTAGTGGGGCAGGTACGTGATGTCGTTTAATTGATAAACAATTGTGCTGACTTTTTCTGCTCGATCGTAGTACATAATTATGCCTCCTCGTCAGGTAAAATTTCAAATAGTGGAATCAATGGATCGTATTGCGCCGTACTTGTCTCACTTGCGCCGATATAGTCAACGGCGCGCAGCATGTTAAGCCGGTCGAATTCGCGGATATAAACGGCGGTCGGACAATCTGGCGCGCATTTCGGAAACTTGCGGTTATCTTTTGGCTTTTTTGGCTTATATGGCTTTCGCGCCCGCTTAGTCAATTCGAGCGGATCAGTAGTAGAGTTTAAATAATACGTCGTACCATCGACAACCAGGGTTATCGTGTGCATGTGTCCACCTCGTATAAGTAGGTTTTGAGTAGTGCTATCGCGCGCTCGGCGCTTTGCAGGCCCGCGTCGCTATCGTCATTTTCAACGGCGTCGATCACGGCCACAAGGGCCGCTTCAATCAATTGTCTATAGGTCATCACGCCGCCTTTTTTAACATAATTATTTTGTTCATTTTGCGACCGTGCGCCGGATATGCAATTACTTTCACTTTCTTATCGTAGCAAGCACGACACGGGCCACATTGACCATTATTGTCATAAGCGCCGCACAATTTGGTTCCGCGTTTTGCATCGCCTGGCGTAGGAACTATCACGGATCCGTGCAGGCCTTTGGTATATTCGCCCGTTACGCTATCGCTTGAAAAGCGCACGGATACATTTTTAAGCGCTTGCATCTCGGCTAGCACTAAGCGAAATTTCGGAAACTTGTGCATCCTGGTCGGTAGCCAGTGTTTCACCCAAGGCGTGCGCTTCATTACTTCGAGAATTTTCTCTGCGAGCGCTAGCGTATACATATCGCCGCTATCGAACCAGCGAAAATACGTGTCTTTTTCTAGTTCGGCGGCCATATCGTCAACCCAAGCTAATCGCTGCCAATCTTTCTTATTATGCGCGCGTGGCGCCTTTACATTGGCAAAACGATAGTTGCCTGTCGTCGCGTAGCAACCAGCGCATGCGTCAACTAGTTGACCAGGCGCCGCGATTGATCCAGGACAAGTATCAAGCGCCTCAAGCGACCATGAGCGCACGCCGTCTAATTTTGAAGTAACTGATATTTTCATAATTAACCCTCGATTAATGTATAAGTTAACGCGCCGATTAGCGCAGATCCGCCAGCGATCGCTTCGCCGATTGCAAAGACATGCTGATACGCGCCGACATAGATCAGGATCAGACCTGCGATTGATAGCCGATTGATGATTAGGTTTTGCATGTTGTTTCCTCCGGTTTAGGTTTATTTGTACTGCGAGGCGAATCCTAGCATAGTCACAAAACTTTTTGTTGTATACCCAAATAAAATAGTCGGGTATTAATTTGCGTGGCAAGTGCGGGTTTAAATAGGGCAGTTTTGAAAAGCAAATTGCCCGCGTTAAAACGTAGATGCGACAAGGCTTTTAGCGGATTGCGGGTAATTGTGGGTAGTTATAGATTAGAACTTAGCTTGAAAAAATAGTTGTCATTATGATAACAGATTGTTAGCGTGTTTCGTATACGGCAGCGACTTAAATCGGGTGCCAAAACTGCCTACAATGACCTTCATGCCCTTTTGCTAACAGTTTATGTGCCTGGTACCGCATGCCTGGCGCAAAAAAGTGAGTGCTTACTAACCTAGTTAGTTAGTGCTTACTAACCTAGTTAGTTAGTGCTTACTAACGTGTAGCATTTTGGCAACGTGCGGGGGGAAGGGGGGTGAGGGCCGGCGCGAACAGCCCACGAAAACGGAGGTTCAGCAGACAATTTTTTTTTTATTTTTAAATTGCCCACAATGACCCGCGCTTGCAATCTAAAAATTATTTGTTAATATGCGAACATGTTTAAATCGATTCCGCTATCAATCCGTAAGCTAGAAGCTACCGAGTCGCGGTTGCAGGCAATCTACGACGCTGCGGCGCTTGGCCTTAAAGGTGACTCGTTGGCGTTGGCCGCTGGCATGTTGCCGCAGGAGTACCGGCAGTTGTGTGAGTTTGATCCGGTTGCTACAATGGCAGAGCAAAAGGGGCGTGCTGATTCTGAGATCGAAGCTAGTTCGCATTTGCGCGAAGCGGCACGCAACGGCGACGCCAAGGCAGCGTTAGCCATACTGCAACACGTTCATGGCTGGACAGCCAAACAAGAAATTAGCATTGACGTCTATCAGAAGATCAGCATTACGCAGGCGTTAGAACAAGCCCAAAGCCGAGTCATCGACGGACTCATCACGGAACAACAACCCCAGACGTTATCAACCAAACTAACACATGGCGCAACTGCCGATCTATGATTCCGAGGGCGAGCAGCTCTTAATGACGCGGTTGTGGGCACCCACGATTGCCGACGATCCAGAAGCGTTTGTACTGTTTGCGTTTCCGTGGGGGCAGCCCAACACACCACTGGCTAAGTTCAAAGGCCCGCGCACCTGGCAGCGCAAGGTGCTGCGCCAGATAGCCCAACATATTAAGACTAACCGTGGCAAAGTTGACATGGACGCCATGCGGGCGGCTGTTGCGTCTGGTCGTGGTATTGGTAAGTCAGCGTTAGTTAGTTGGCTAATCCTGTGGATGCTGACAACCCGCATCGGGGCATCTGTGATCGTGTCAGCTAACAGTGAAGCGCAGTTGCGGTCAGTCACATGGGGTGAGTTAACTAAGTGGCAAGCAATGGTGATTAACAACCATTGGTGGGAGATCAGCGCAACTAAGCTGGTGCCCGCTAAGTGGGTGTCAGAACTAGTCGAGCGCGATTTGAAGAAGGGTACTAGGTACTGGGGTGCCGAGGGGAAGCTCTGGTCGGAAGAGAACCCCGATGCGTATGCGGGTGTGCACAACCATGACGGCATGATGCTGATCTTTGATGAGGCAAGCGGTATACCGGACGCCATCTGGTCGGTCGGTGCGGGCTTCTTCACCGAACCGATACTAGATAGATATTGGTTTGCGTTCAGTAACCCGCGACGCAACCAAGGCTACTTCTACGAATGCTTCCACGCAAAGAGAGCGTTCTGGCACACAGAGAACATCGACTCGCGGGATGTCGAGGATACGGACAAACAGATATATGAGCAGATCATTGCGGAATATGGCGAAGATTCGCCGCAGGCTAGGGTTGAGGTCTACGGTGAATTTCCATCGGCTGGCGAAGATCAGTTTATTGGTGCGCGTCTTGTCGACGACGCCGCCGGTCGGCCAAAGTACAAGGACGAAACGGCGCCAATTGTTATCGGAGTTGACCCAGCTCGAGGCGGCGCGGATGCAACCGTCATCGTCGTTAGACAAGGACGCGACTTGGTAGCGATCAAGCGGTACCACGGTGAGGACACCATGACGACCGTTGGACGGGTGATTGATGCAATCGAGGAGTATCGACCAGCGCTAACAGTGATCGACGAAGGTGGATTAGGTTACGGGGTACTTGACAGATTGAAAGAACAACGGTACAAGGTACGTGGTGTAAACTTCGGCTGGAAATCTAGCAAACCCGTCATGTGGGGTAATAAGCGGGCGGAGATGTGGGGTATGATGAAGGATTGGCTAAAGACTGCCAGCATACCAAGTGACAGACAGCTAAAGGCAGATTTGACCGCGCCGATGAAAAAGCCGGACTCATCGGGTACGATCTACCTAGAAAGTAAAAAAGAAATGAAGTCTCGCGGTCTAGCCTCGCCAGATGCAGCCGACGCACTAGCAGTGACGTTCGCGTTTCCGGTAGCGCACCGTGAGTCGAGTTACGATAGAGCACCAAGGACAACATCAACCCGCTCGCAATCAAGCGTAGCAACTGGATGGATGGGGCACTAAGATGGCAACTAAAAAAAGTGTGTCGTTAAGCGTTGGACGTGGCGAGAAGCAGTCCGTTGCTAAGGGCGCGGGGTTAACTGCCAAAGGGCGTGAAAAGTATAACGCTGCAACAGGCTCGAACCTCAAAGCACCTGCACCGCATCCAAAGACTAAGGCAGATGAAGGGCGCAAGAAGTCGTTCTGCGCTCGTATGGGTGCCGTTGCGGCTAACGCCAAAGACGGCGAACGCGCGAAAGCGTCACTTAAACGATGGAAATGCTAATGGCTACTAAACCTGGACTGTACGCGAACATTCACGCTAAACAAGAACGTATCAAAGCTGGTAGCGGCGAGAAGATGCGAAAGCCTGGATCGCCTGGCGCGCCAACTAACAAAGACTTTAAGCAATCAGCTAAGACAGCAAAGAAAGGTAAATAACATGCCGCTCATTAAATCAACAAGCAAAGAAGCGTTCCGTAAAAATATTAAAGCTGAAGTACAATCTGGCAAACCTGTTAAGCAAGCTGTAGCAATTGCATACGCTACCAAACGAGCATCAAGTCATAAAGCCCCAGCAAAAGGCAAAAAGTAAATGGACTATACCGGCATAAACAAAGCCGCAAAAGTAGCTGCCATAGGCGGTAACCCCGCCTCAGATGAAATTCGCAAAGACAATACGGATGTCTTAGCGACGATGCGTACCCGCCTGCAAATGGCGATCTCTGCATTGTCCGAAAGCCGTGAAGACGAGTTAGATGATTTAAAATTTTACGCGGGATCACCCGACAATCATTGGCAATGGCCTGCTGACGTATTGGCAACCCGTGGCTCAGTGCAAGGGCAAACGATCAACTCGCGCCCGACGTTAACTATTAATAAGTTGCCGCAACATGTCCGACAAGTCACGAACGACCAAAGACAGAACCGTCCGAGCGGCAAAGTTATTCCTGCCGACGACAACGCCGACGTTGAAGTCGCCGAAATATTCAATGGAATGGTCAGGCACATCGAGTACATCTCGGATGCTGATGTGGCCTATGACACTGCCTGCGAAAACCAAGTAAGTTACGGCGAAGGGTACATCCGTGTCATTACGGAATACTGCGACGACGACTCGTTCGATCAAGACATCAAGATCATGCGGGTTCGCAACTCGTTTTCGGTGTACATGGATCCAACAATCCAAGACCCGTGCGGCGCTGATGCTAAGTGGTGTTTCATTACCGAGGACTTGCAGCGCGACGAATATGAGCGCATGTTCCCCGACGCATCACCGATATCTAGCATTGAGTCTGCTGGCGTAGGCGACCAATCGCTAAATGTATGGATTAACGAAGACACCGTTCGTATTGCCGAGTATTACTACGTCGAGTATGACAAGGCAACACTGCATCTGTACCCAGGCAACATCACTGCGTTTGCTGGATCGCCCGAAGCTAAGCAACTAGCAGCTATGGGTGTTAAACCTGTGCGTAGCCGCGAGGTGGATGCTAAGCGTGTGCGCTGGTGCAAGACAAACGGCTATGAAATGTTAGAAGAGCGCGATTGGATAGGCAAGTGGATACCTGTCGTTCGTGTGGTTGGTAACGAGTTTGAGGTTGACGGACGTATTTACATCTCTGGATTGGTTAGAAATGCCAAAGATGCACAGCGTATGTACAACTATTGGGTGTCACAAGAGGCAGAAATGCTTGCTTTGGCCCCAAAAGCGCCATTTATTGGCTACGGCGGTCAGTTTGAGGGGTACGAAACCCAATGGAAAACCGCAAACACGCAAAATTGGCCGTATTTAGAGGTAAATCCAGATGTTACTGACGGAAATGGTGCTGTTTTGCCGCTTCCACAGCGTGCAGCCCCTCCACTACCCCAAACGGGCTTGATTCAAGCCAAAATGGGCGCGTCAGACGACATTAAAGCGACCACTGGTCAGTACGACACTAGCTTAGGAGCGACATCTAATGAGCGTTCGGGCAAAGCAATTATGGCGCGTGAGCGTCAGTCTGACACTGGCACTTATCATTACGTGGATAATCTCGCGCGTGCTATTAGACATGTAACACGCCAAATTGTGGATATGATTCCAAAGATTTATGATACGCAACGTGTAGCTCGTATTATTGGTGTAGATGGTGACACCGACATGGTTAAGATTGACCCGACTCAACAAGAGCCGGTCAAAAAAATTGTTGATCAGCAAGGCATTGAGATTGACAAGATATACAACCCAAGCGTTGGTAAGTACGACGTGGTAGTAACCACTGGCCCAAGCTACATGACCAAGCGTCAAGAGGCATTGGATGCTATGGGTATGATTCTGCAAAGCAATCCGCAGCTCTGGCAAGTGGCTGGCGACCTGTTTATCAAGAACATGGATTGGCCAGGCGCTCAAGAGATGGCTCAACGCTTTGCGCGAGTCATTGATCCTAAAGTGTTGGGTGATGGATCAGATGACAGCCCTGAATTGCAGATGGCTAAGCAGCAGATTCAAGCAATGGGTCAAGAGATGGAGCAGATGCACCAAATGATTACCAATGTGGGTAAGTCAATTGAAGTGCAGGACATGCAACGTAAGGACTTTGAAGCACAAATTAAACAATTTGACGCTGAAACTAAGCGTATTTCGGCGGTTCAAGCGGGCATGACTGAACAACAGATTCAAGATATTGCGATGGGCGTGGTTGCAGCAGCAATGGAATCCAACAGAGAAATGATGGAAATGCCAGGCCGCCAACAAGAAATGATGCAGCCAGAAATGATGCCAGAACAAGGAATGATGCCACCTGAAGGGATGCAACAATGAAAGCAGCGGATTTTATAGGACTGTTGTTTTTAGCTAGGGATGTTGCACATAGTGTGCATTTGAACACCCGTAGTTATTCTAAACATGTAGCGTTAAATATTTTTTACGACCGCATTATTGGCGCCGCTGACGATTTTACAGAAGCGTATCAAGGTCGGCATGGGTTAGTTGGCCCAATTACATTGCATTCTGCTAAAAAAACAGGCAACATTATAGAGTTTTTAGAAGATTCGCTGCAACAGATTGAAGATGCTCGTTACGAAGTAGTTGATAAAACGGACATGTCGTTACAGCAACTTATTGACAACATTATTGAGATTTATCTTCGTACTTTGTACAAACTGAGGTACTTAGCATGAGTAATATTTACGCATCGCAAACGTATTTTGGCAAAAATGAACCGTTTGATTTGCAGGTAGCCCGTGGACAAATATCGGGGCATTCAATTGTTACGGTTTCTGGATATAACTCAGATGTTGACTCCGCTGCGTATGAAATGATTACGCCTGTTGGAAACTTATCGTACGCAGCGGCTGCTTTGCAAATGACTGTTAGCTCATCTAGCGCAAACGATACTTCGGCAGGCACTGGCGCAAGAACGGTGTTAATTACTGGTCTGGATGCAGACTACAATGTGATTAGCGAGAGTGTAACTCTTAACGGTCAAACCGCAGTAACCACCACAAATTCATTTTTGCGTATTAACAGTATGTTGGTAGCAACCGCAGGTACCGGATTGTCAAATGCGGGGGCTATTTACATTGGAAGCGGCACTGTAACTTCTGGTGTCCCCGCAACGGTCTATAATTTAATTGCTATCGGCTTTAACACTGCCACATCAAGCCAATACACCATACCTGCTGGCTATACTGGATATTTGGTTATTGCGCGGATTGGGTTAGCACAAGACGCGGGAACTACTCTAATCACAGCGCGTACACGCTTCATTGGTACAAACGGGATTGCGATTACTGGGCCACTAATTGTAACCAACAACGGCATTTCAACAATTAATTTTTCGTATCCTATTGCACTCGCTGAAAAGACTCGCATTCAAGGCGAAGCTATTGGCGGCGCTGACAACAACGAGGCAGCGGGATTTTTTGAAATTGTTTTAATTAAAAACATATTAAGCTAATTATGGCAAATTACACATACATTACGGCTTCGGCCAACATTAAACCAATGGCTGGCAAGCTAAAAGGTATCTTTGTTAGCTCCGCGTCTAGTACGCCAACCATTACGGTATATGATTCGTCGGCTATTTCATCTACGCAACCTACTATTTTAGGTACGTTTACTCCCGCCGCCGCCGCGTCATATCTACTACCTTTAGATGGCGCGTACGCTAAAAATGGTATTTATGTGGTTATTGGCGGCACCGTTGCGGCAACAGTAATTTACGAATAGGAATAAAACATGGCCGTCACTCTTTCTCCTATCGGCGGAGCCGCCGGTCAGTTTTTTGACAACAACGGAGACCCGTTGTCTGGCGGCAAAATTTATACGTATGCTTCCGGTACAACTACCAATCAAACTACTTATACTACTGCGGCGGGTAGCACTGCTCACACTAACCCAATTATTTTAGATTCGGCTGGCCGTGTGCCAAGCGGTGAAATTTGGTTAACTAACGGCGTATTGTATAAATTTGTCTTAAAAACCTCTGCGGACGTTTTGATTGGGACATACGACAATATCAGCGGGTTTTTTCAGATAGATTCATCTTTAGTCACCTACACCCCAGCGGGAACCGGCGCTGTAACAACTACAGTACAAGCAAAATTACGCCAAACTGTTAGCGTTATGGATTTTGGCGCTAAAGGAGACGGCGTAGCGGATGATACAGCCGCCATTCAAGCCGCCATAAACAACTTAAATACCGTTTCCGCTACCCTACCCGCAACGCTTGTTTTTCCTGCGGGCAGCTATTTGGTTACCAATGAATTAGACTTTACTGCAACTGGCGGGCAACGTAGGGAAGTTATAGGCGGAACAGGTTTTGAAACTGCAAAAATTTTAGTTAATTTTTCAGGCTACAGTAAATACGTTTTTAAACTCGGTAACCCCGCTGTTCCCGCGTATCAGCGTGGCATTAGCATAACTGGTTTTCAATTTTCAAAAGTTACTTCAGCGCATCAATCTCCGGTAGGTATTGGAGGTAATGGGCTTGCTCAAAGTCGCATATCTAACGTCGTGTTTGGGGAATGGGACAACACCGGCATTCAGCTATACGCTCCTCAAAATTGCCGATTTTCAACCATCACTATGTTTGGTTGCGGGCATTCTTGGGACTATAAAAGTACCGCTGGCATCACGGTTCGTCAAACAACAACAACTTTAACTTCTTCAGCGGCGTTATTTAGTGCTTCTGATGTAGGACACACAGTAGCGTTATGGGGGCCAACGCCAAATTACGCTCGCAGAAAAACAGTTATTACAGGGTATACAAGTTCTACTCAAGTTACTGTCAGTACATCTTATACGGATGTTATTGATTACAGCATTTATTTTGGTAGCCCATTTGCAACAATGACGGCAGGTTCTTCTGCATTAACTACAGATTCACAATGTTTTAGCCCTAACGATGTTGGGCTTGTGATTTATGTAAAAGGCGCAGGGGCTAACGGACGTCTATTACGAAGTAAAATTGCAGCATACAGTTCGGCAAGTTCGATAACTTTAGCCGACGTTGCAATAACATCGGTTACAACTGCCGAATTTGCCACACCTGCCCTTGATGTTCATAGTGTTGGCGCGGCTACTGGTGCGGGCGGTAGCGACAATAGTTTTTACGCTTTGCAAATAGAAGCGCACAACGGTATCGCCGCTGGCTTAATAAACCAAGATCAATTAAGTTTTGACGCGACTAAATTACACGGCCAACAAACCATTGCAGCAAATAAATACGCGCTTACCGCTATATGGTCAGATCAAATTTCTGGCTACTACGAAGGTAGTTTTGATGCGCAATGTTTAGGTGAAGAAAAAGTTTTTGCCGCATATCAATCGTCGGTTTTTAATTTTCAAACTTTGCTTGATCGCACTTGTTACGATGAAATTTTCTTAAATGTTGGGTTACGTGCTTCAGGTTTTGAAGGCGGTTTAATTCAGCTAGATAATGTTGGATTTTTAGGTGCGGCTCCCACTCTCACTTCTTATTCTAGTTTAATTAAAGACGCTAATACGCCCGTTCCAGGCTACGTGTTTAGCGGAAAGTTAAGTAACTTTGCGGCTAACCTAACGCGAGTTTATCTTGGTAATAGTTTGTATGGAGTGCCTGAAGGTACTGTTAGCGCGCAAGAAACCGCAGGGCAATATAACCTATACCGCGTCAATGATGGCGGCACTGTGGGTACAGCAAAAACGCTTACTTCTACAGTTACTTGGGATGGAACACCGCCAAGTGGAGCTACAAGTTTAAGATATTACTGGCAACGTACAGGTAATCTTGTAAATTATTGGTTCCGGCTTAAATACGCTACGGCGGGGGTAACAAATTCTAATTTTGTTATTGCTTTGCCGTCTGATATGCCTTTACCCACCTATCCTACCAATCTAAATGCGTCCGATTTAATTGGTGCTATTTATGGCGGTATTAGTGCTAATACAACCGCAATTTCCTCTGCAAATATAGGCTTTTTGCGTAGAAACTCAGCAGGGACTGGTTTTGATGTTGGCATAACTAATAACAGCGGTACAGTTTCAGCGATAGTTGGCTATGCACAAGGTTTTTACTTTACTGCATAAAAACTAGAAATTATTCTCAAGACCAAAAACTTGAATTTGAAAATGATGTTGAAAATGGCGCTAAATATACAATAATGGCTAATTGGTAAAAATTACAGCATAATGCTGATTAAACCGTACCAGCGAGGTTCACTGGGGATTCTTTAGGAATCGAAAATGTCTGAAGAGATTCAAAATGAATTAGCGGATTCACCCGCGCCAGAACAGGTAACGACGGCAGAACCTGTAACTGAAGAAACACAAGCGCCGGAGAATGAACAGCCGACCGAGCAGCAATCTAAGACCTTCACACAAGAAGAATTAGATGCCATCGTAGGCAAAAGGCTTGCAAGAGAGCAGCGTAAGTGGGAAAGGGAGCAGACTCGTAGGGTGCAAGAAGCACCTATGGGGTCAAGTGAACTGCCCGCACCAGAACAGTTTAATTCGGTTGATGAGTATGCTGACGCGTTAGCAACTCGTAAAGCGGAAGAACTACTGGTTAAACGTGAAGTTGATCGGCAGAAACTGGATTTGCTTGAAGCGTATCAAGATCGTGAAGAAGAAGCACGTGGCAAGTATGAGGACTTTGAACAAGTCGCATACAACCCTAAACTTCCAATCACATCGGTGATGGCAGAAACTATCCAAGCGTCGGATATAGGGCCAGATTTAGCATACTATCTGGGCACTAATCCTCGCGAAGCTGACCGAATTTCTCGTTTGCCGCCGTTTTCACAAGCTAAAGAAATAGGCAAATTAGAGGCAAAAATCTCTTCTGCGCCAATTTTAAAGAAAACGACAAGCGCCCCACCGCCTATAGCGCCAATTTCTGGCCGTGGCACTGGATCGCCGACTCATGATACAACCGACCCACGCTCAATAAAAAGTATGGGCACGTCGGAGTGGATTGAGGCAGAGCGCCAGCGTCAAATTAGGAAATGGGAAGCCCAACGTAACCGCTAACTTTTTTAAGGAATATCATGGCAAACTCGATTCTAACCATCGACATGATTACCCGTAAAGCTCTCGAAATCCTCGAGAACAATCTGGTAATCTCCCGTAACGTAAACCGTCAATATGACGACTCTTTCGCTGTTGAAGGCGCTAAAATTGGTTCCACACTGCGTATCCGTTTACCGGATCGTGCTTTGGTAACTGACGGTGCTGCCCTGCAAACTCAGGACGACAACGAGCAGTACACAACTTTGTCCGTAGCTTCGCAAAAGCACATCGGCATTAACTTCACTTCTGCTGAATTGACCATGCAGTTGGATGATTTTGCTGAGCGTGTTTTGAAACCACGTATTTCGCAATTGGCTTCGTCTATCGACGCTGACGTTGCAAATGCGTACAAAAACATCTACGCATCTGTTGGCACACCAGGCACTACACCTTCGACTTCATTGGTTCTATTGCAAGCGCAACAAAAACTGAACGAAGCCGCTGCTGTAATGTCCCCACGCTATGCAACTGTTAACCCAGCTGCTAATGCTGGTTTGGTTGAAGGCATGAAAGGTTTGTTTAACCCAACAGACACTATCAGCAAGCAGTTTAAGAATGGCATGATGGGCACAGGCGTATTGGGCTTTGACGAAGTCAACATGTCTCAGTCAATCAAGCAACATACTACTGGTGCTTGGGGTACTTCTATTACTGTTACTTCAACAGTTACTACTGAAGGCCAATCCACACTGCCAATTAGCTTTACTGGTTCTAGCAAGACATGGAACGTTGGCGACGTGTTTACTATTGCTGCTGTAAATTCGGTTAACCCACAAACCCGTGAATCAACTGGTTCGTTGCAACAATTCGTTGTGACTGCTGTTGCTACTGGTTCTTCCACTGCAACTTTGTCGATTAGCCCAGCTTTGTACTCGGCTGGTCAAGCTTTGGCTACTGTTGACGTGTTGCCACAATCCGGCGCTGTTGTAACTATGTTGGGTTCGGCTTCAACTCAGTACGCACAAAACTTGGTTTACCACAAAGATGCAATCACGCTTGCTACTGCTGACTTGCTGATGCCACAAGGCGTTGACATGGCTTCGCGCCAAGTTCACAACGGCATTTCGATGCGTATTGTTCGTCAATATGACATCAACAATGATCGTCTGCCTTGCCGTATTGACGTTCTATACGGTTACAGCACAATTCGTCCGCAAATGGCTTGCCGTATTTGGGGCTAACTTTGGTGGGGGCTACGGCCCCCATTAACGACTCTTTTTAAAGGAAAATTATCATGGCACTTCCAAATGGCGCAGGTGGCTATCAAGTTGGTGACGGCAACCTCAATGAAGTTGTATTAAGCGTTCAAGCAGCACCTTTATCTGTAGCGGCTACAGCTACGTTGACTGCGGCACAAGTTACTTCTGGCGTTTTGCTAGTTGGTGCTGGTGCTACTACAGCTCAAACTTACACGCTGCCTACTGCTTCTGCTATCGATGCAATCGTTACTAGCGCAAAAGCAAACAGCACGTTTGAATTGGTTCTGGTTAACACTGGTACTAGTTCAGGCACGGGCGCGTTAGCTTTGGGTACGGGCATTACTGATGGTGGCAACGCAACTGTAGCAGTAGCAATTACTGCCGCAGGTCGTTTCCTATTCCGTAAAACCGCTGACGGTGCTTACACTGTTTATCGCGTAGCGTAATAAATAGGGGCTTCGGCCCCTGTTTTTAAAAGGAAAAATTATGCCTAACACCAAATCGATTGGCGTTGCATACGAAGACCAGCAACTTGATGGCGCTGTTATGGGCAAATCAGGTGGCACTGCTGGCTTTTTTGGTGCAGTCGCAACTAATCAACCCGCAGCAATAACTACTGCCGCAACACCTACGTTAACAACTTCTAATGTTAGTGGTTTGACGACTACGCAAATTTCTGCGTTAAATACAACTTTGTCAAACGTAAACACTGTTATTGGTAGCTTGAAGACTTTAGGTTTAACGGGCTAATTAAACGGGGCTTCGGCCCCGTTACTCTCATGAATATATATCTACAACACCCTGTGCACGGCACTAAAGTCGCTACGATGGAATTAGAGGCTGAAGCAGATGAACAAAACGGTTGGGTGAGGTATACTCACGACACGCCTTTGGCTCCCGAAGAAGCGGCACCAGCATCTAATGAGCTGGAAGTCAAACGTCGTCGTAGTCGCCCTACTGTAGAGGCGGCAGCTTAAAGGAGCGAATATGGCGGTATACACTGCTGGCGATCAAATTAACAGAGCGTTGCGATTGCTAGGCGTATTGGCCGAAGGCGAGACTACGTCCGCGTCTGTATCGCAAGATTCGTTGATGGCGCTTAATCAGATGATCGACTCATGGAATACTGAGCGGTTATCAATTTTTAACACGATTGACCAAACATTTACGTGGCCTGCGGGCGAAATTCAACGCCATCTTGGCCCATCTGGCGCAAGTATCGGCGGATTTGACGGTTTACGCCCCGTGTTGTTAGATGACTCAACATATTTTCGCGATCCACAAACCAACGTATCGTTTGGTATTAAGTTTATTAACCAACAGCAATATGATGGGATTGCGGTTAAAACGGTAACGTCCACGTATCCACAAGTTATGTGGATTAACATGGAATACCCCAACATTCAAATGACAGTCTATCCCAAGCCAACAAGGGATTTAGAGTGGCATTTTATTAGTGTTCAAGAGTTAGATCAGCCCGCCAATTTGGCGACTAATATATTGTTTCCACCAGGTTATCTCAGAGCTTTTACGTATAACTTAGCAATGGAAATAGCGCCAGAATTTGGCGTTGAACCTTCACCGCAAGTGCAGCGGATTGCTATGACGTCTAAACGCAATCTGAAACGCATCAACAATCCTGACGACATCATGAGTATGCCTTACGCTCTGGTAGCTAATCGTCAGCGGTTTAACATCTATGCGGGTAATTATTGATGAAAACCCCGATTCTTGGTTCAGCTTATGTCGCGCGCAGCGTCAATGCTGCCGACAATCGCATGGTCAATTTGTTTCCCGAAGTTATACCTGAAGGCGGTAAAGAAGCGGGGTTTCTTAACCGCGCGCCAGGGCTTAACTTTTTACAGACGGTAGGCACAGGCCCAATCCGCGCATTGTGGGCACATCAGACCAATGGCAGTGATTTTTATGTAGTGTCTGGAAATGAAGTTTATAAGCTAACCGGATTAACAGCTACACCGCAATTATTGGGCACCGTATCTGGAACTGGCCCAGTATCTATCGCCGATAATGGCACGCAGATATTTTTTGCGTGTAACCCTAACGGCTATATTTATAACGAATCTACCGACGTATTTGGTCAAATCACTGACCCTGACTTTGCAGGTGCGGTAACGGTTGCATACCTTGACGGCTATTTTGTTTTTAATCAGCCAAACAGCCAAATTATTTGGGTGTCAAAATTATTAAATGGCGCGTCCATTAACCCATTGGATTTTGCAAGTGCTGAAGGTTCCCCCGATGGTGTTGTTGGCATTATTTCTGACCATCGTGAGCTATGGGTATTTGGCACTGATTCAGTAGAAGTGTGGTACGACTCAGGAGCGGCGGACTTTCCTTTGCAGCGCATTCAAGGCGCTTTTAATGAAATCGGCTGCGTATCGGCGTACACCATCGCCAAGATGGACAACGGTTTGTTTTGGCTAGGCACCGATGCCCGTGGCCAAGGTATTGTTTACCGTGCTAATGGCTATACCGGCGTTCGTATTTCAACTCATGCGGTTGAGTATGCTATTGCTCAGTACGGCAATATTTCAGATGCTATCGCGTACACGTACCAACAAGAAGGTCACGCTTTTTATGTGCTGACGTTTCCTAGCGGCAACGCAACATGGGTATACGACGTAGCTACTCAAGCGTGGCATGAACGAGCTGGTTGGGATAACGGCGACTTTACGCGGCATCGCAGCAATTGTCAGTGTAACTTTGGCGGCAACATTATTGTCGGCGACTTTGAAAACGGCAATATCTATACGTTTGATTTGGACGTGTATGCTGACAATGGCGGCGTACAAAAATGGCTGCGGTCATGGCGCGCGTTGCCTACTGGTCAAAACAACCTTAAACGTACCGCTCACCACAGTTTGCAATTGGATTGCGAATCCGGTGTCGGGTTAAATGACGGGCAAGGCAGTGACCCCGAGGTTATGTTGCGTTGGTCGGATGACGGTGGTCACACATGGTCAAACGAACATTGGGCTAAGATTGGCAAAATTGGCGAATATTATCGTCGTGTATTTTGGCGTCGGTTAGGCATGACGCTTAAATTGCGTGATAGGGTGTATGAAGTTTCAGGTACTGACCCTAATAAATTAGCCATTATGGGCGCAGAATTAATACTTAGCCCAACTAATGCCTAACTATGGCTACTAGCCCAAACTCTACCCAAATAACGCCTCCACGGGTACCAATTACTGACGACCGTACCGGCGCGATGTCGCGCGAATGGTATCGTTGGTTTTATAGCCTGTACAACATTACCGGCGCGGGGGCAGGCATTATTCCTGTAGCCAGTGGTGGTACAGGCCTAAACACTATTCCCGCGAATGGCCAATTATTAATTGGTAATGGTACGGGGTACGCGTTAAATACGCTTGGCACAGGTTCTGGCATTTCCGTTACTAACGGCGCAGGCACAATCTCAATAGCCAATACTGGAGTATTGTCAAATCTTGCAGGAACAGGCATTTCGGTGTCTAGCGCCACAGGCAACGTCACCATATCTAATACAGGCGTGTTATCTTTTGCAGGTGGCACAACCGGCCTAACGCCAGCAACAGCTACTACCGGCGCGATAACGCTTGCAGGTACGTTAGCTATTGCCAACGGTGGCACAAACGGTTCTAGCACTCCCACAGCAGGCGCCGTGCCGTATGGCACAGGTACGGCGTATGCGTTTACCGCCGCAGGCACAGTCGGGCAAGTATTAACTAGCAATGGCGCAGGCGTACCAACGTGGACAACTCCGTCAACTAGCAGCGGAACGGTTACATCAGTCGGCCAAACTTTTACCGGCGGAATAGTTTCAGTTACTGGCTCCCCCATAACTACTTCTGGCACGTTAGCATTAACAGTTGCAGGTACTTCGGGGGGCATCCCTTATTTTTCTAGCTCAAGTGCTTGGGCATCATCTGCTGCATTAACACAATACGGCGTTGTTTATGGCGGCGGAGCCGGCGCTGCGCCTGTGGCTACGGCAGCAGGCACAACTGGTCAAGTATTAACCGCCAATACGGGCGCTGCGCCTACATGGGGAACAATTTCAGCTGGAACGGTAACTTCTGTAGGTTTATCAGCGCCTGCGATTTTTACGGTGACTGGCAGCCCCGTTACTACGTCAGGCACGTTAACGCTGACCTACTCAGGCACCGCATTACCCACTACTAGCGGCGGCACAGGCAGCACAAGTTTATTTACGTCTAACGGCGTTGCTTACGCGTCAAGCACAACTGTTCTGTCAACAGGAAGCACGTTAATTTTTGATGGGACAAATTTAGGTGTTGGAATAACGCCACTTGTCCGGTTGCATGTTGGTGGCGATACAGCAGTCGAAATGCGAGCAGAAACTTCAAGCTCTACGGCTGGCGATGCTAACGTATTGTTGATTGGCGGTAGAAATACGGATGCACAATTAGGGCGTATTCGTTACTACAATAAAGTATCGGGATCAAATGTTGAATTAGCTAGAGTTCAATCAAGTCGTGACGGCGCGGATGACGCGGCTAACTTACAGCTTTATACAAGAGCGACAGGCGGAACGATAACAGAACGCTTACGTATTACATCTGCTGGGGGTATATCTTTTGGTTCATCTGGCACTGCATATGGCACAACTGGTCAGCTATTAACTTCGGCGGGTAATGCTGCACCTACATGGACTTCTACTACAGGTAGCGGCAATGTGGTGTTAGGTACTTCGCCTACCTTAGTAACTCCGTTGTTAGGTACGCCAGCAAGTGGAATTGCATCAAATATGACGGTAGATGGAACTGATGCAGTTGGTTTTAGAAATGTTCCGATGAACAATTCGCCATCTGGTCAATCGGCTAACTACACTACGGTTTTAGCTGATTCTGGTAAATTTATATTTCATCCGTCAAGCGATGCTAACGCTAGAACATTTACCATACCGGCAAATGCTTCAGTTGCTTACCCAATTGGTACACAGCTAACCTTTATCAATATGTCAGCGCAAAGTTTAACTATTGCAATTACAACTGACACGTTATATGCGGCAGGAAGTGGGTCAACAGCACCTAAAATATTAAATCAATATGGAGTGGCAACAGCCACTAAAATGACTGCAACTACGTGGGTTATTTCTGGCGCAGGATTAAATATTATTCCGTCAAGCGTTACTTATCTTGTTGTAGCTGGCGGCGGCGGCAGTGGTACGGGCGCGTCTGCTCAAGCAGGCGCTGGTGGCGCGGGGGGTTTTTTAACTGGGTCTTTATCGGTAGCCGGAGCTACTAGCTATACAGTGACAGTTGGCGGCGGCGGCGCGGAGAATACAAACGGAACAAACTCCGTCTTTTCTTCTGTAACTTCTACTGGCGGCGGTAAAGGCGGTTCTAACACTAATACTTTAACCAACGGCTCCACAGGTGGTTCTGGCGGCGGCGGGTCTGGCTCAGGATTTACCGGCCGTGCGGGCGGTGCAGGTACTGCGGGGCAAGGCAACGCGGGTGGATTGGGTATACTTTTTGGTGGCTCGACAGGCGGCGGGTGCGGCGGCGGCGGCGGTGCTGGCGCGGTTGGAGCTGATGGTGTAGGTAACGTCGGCGGTAATGGTGGTGTTGGCTTAGCAAATCCAATAGTAGGTTCTACTATAGGGCAAAACGTAGCAGGTACATATTATTTGGCTGGCGGTGGTGGTGGTACAAATAGACTTAGCTCGGGTGCGGCTGTAGGAACTGGAGGCAATGGAGGCGGTGGCGCGGGTCAACCTTCTACTGGTGGAACAAATGGAACTGCGAATACTGGCGGCGGCGCTGGCGGTGGTCAAGCTGCGGGCGGCGGTATTGGTGGATCAGGCGTGGTAATTTTGGCTTACCCAGCAACTCTTTCAGATTTAACTTCTATAGGCGTTGGGCTGACATATACAAAAACTACGCTTAGCGGTAATACGGTGTACACGTTTACGGCAGGCACCGGACTTATTTCATGGTGATTGATATGGCTCATTACGCATTTTTAGATGAAAATAATATTGTTACTGAAGTTATTGTGGGCAAAAATGAAAACGAAGACGGCATTGATTGGGAACAATGGTACGGCGAACTTCGCAATCAAGTGTGTAAACAAACTAGCTATAACACTTACGGCAACGTACATAAAAATGGCGGAACTCCGTTTAGAGGAAACTACGCAGGCATAGGTTATATTTATCGCGAAGATATTGACGCGTTTGTACCCCCGCAACCGTATCCTAGTTGGACGTTAAATAATAACGTTATATGGCAACCACCAGTTCCAAAACCTAACGATGGAAACATATACGTTTGGGATGAAATTAATACAATGTGGATTCAACCAACTTTTGAATAATTTTTTAAGTAAAAAAATTAACGGAGAAATAAATGAGGGACATTAAACTAACTTTAAGTTTAGAAGAAGTTAACTGTATTTTAAGCGCGTTGGGCGATAAACCATTCGTGCAAGTTGTTACTTTAATAGCAAAAGTACGTGACCAAGCTGACCCACAAGTGCCAAAGCAAGAAAACATAGTTGCTGACGAACTTGTTGACTAATAGTATTATGTTAAGCTAAGGCAATAAAATGATCCATCATTACTTTAGCTCAGGCGTGTACACCAAAGAAACCCGCATACCTGCGGGGCACATTTTGGTACAACACGCCCATAAGCACGACCACTTATCTATTTTGGCCAGCGGATCGGTTGAGTTGGTGGTGGATGGGGTGAAGTCAATTGTTCACGCTCCTGCTTGCTTGACTATTGCTGCAAATAAGCATCATGGCGTAAAATCGCTTACAGATGTAATTTGGTATTGCATCCATGCTACGGATTGCGCCGACGAAGACGAAATAGACGAAGTATTAATCGTGCCTGGCGATATTGACCAAGCGCGCAATATTGCTCAATGTTTGAGCGAAGGAGTTTGATATGCCTTGGTCATTTATAGTACCCGCAGCAGTTAGTTTAATTAGCGGAAGTCAACAAGCTGATGCGGCGCAAAATGCGGCGGATACTACCGCAGCGGCAGCGAGGGAAGCTACTGCGCTACAAAAACAAATGTATGAGGAAAGCGTAAAAAGGCAACAGCCTTTTTATAAGGCGGGCGTTAATGCGCTACCAGAATTGATTAAAGCATCTAAATATACCAATTTTGGTGTAAATCAGTTTCGACAAGACCCAGGATACGCTTTTAGACTATCTGAAGGTCAAAATGCCCTTGACCGACAAGCGGCTGCCAGAGGCGGGTTGATTTCTGGCGGAGCGTTAAAAGCGGCGCAACGTTACGGCCAAGACATGGGCAGCCAAGAATACATGAATGCGTTTAACCGCTATCAAACTGAACGGCAAGCTCGTCTAAATCCATTGCAATCGTTAACGGGGATGTCGCAAACTACTGCCAATAATTTAGGCGCGCTTGGGTCAAGTTACGCATCTAACGCTGGCAATATAGGGATGACGCAAGGGGCTAATGCTGCTAATGCTGGATTAATAGGCTCACAAGCTAGGGCGTCTTCTTATGGTGACGTCGCTAACCAATTAGGTAAAATTAACTATAACAACCTTTTTGGCGGCAATACTTCTGTGGCTACCCCACCTTATTTTGGATAAAGGTTAAATCATGGCAGGCACAATAGATTTTAACTTGTTGGGTGTAGGTGGTATATCGCCATATGAACGAGCACAACAGCGCGATGTACAAAACCAAGTAGCTCAACAACAAGCCGAAGTAAGCAAGATAAATCTTGAGCAAGCTAAACGTGAGCGGGACGCGCTCGCGGAGATGCAAAAGAAATTTGTAGAAAACGGAAAGTCGTCAGATTTAAACGCTAATTTTGATGCCATGATTGCGTCCGGTGTTCCGCACTATATGGACATCGCTATAAAAGGCAAACAAGCGCTATACAATCAACAACGATTTGATGAGTTGATGAACGGTAGACCTGCTGCTGCGCCTGCGGCTATGCCTGCACAAACTGCTGCGCCTACTGTTGCGCCTACCAACAATCTTGCGTCCGCGTATACTGGGGCTAATACTTCACCAAACGTAAACAATCTTTCGCCTGCTGCCGCTGGAATTGATACGACGGATTTAGATCGCCGCATAGCAGGATTTCTTTCCTTGGGCACTCCTGCGGCTATCGCTGCTGCTCAAGACCTTCAAAGACAACGTGCAGAATTAACTAAGCCTCAAATTGTCGGCGCAAACTCTTCTGTTTACGTTCCAGGCAGAGGATTTATTGCTACAGCACCGGCAACACCAGAAAAAGACGTGAAGCCGCTTCAAGAATTAAACGCGTTTAAAAATTTATCGCCCGCAGATCAAAAGACATTTATGTCTATGAAACGTGCTGAACAAGCGCCGGTGCAGCCTGTAGCGCCTACAATTACAACAATTGTTGACCCAAATAATCCTAATCAAATGATTACGATTAATGCTAGAGAATACACCGGCGGCAGCGTAGGATCGCCAGGTGTCATTGGTTTAGCGGGTAAAGAGCCAAAAGCAGCAGCGGAAGAAGATAAAAAAGCTAAAGGCCGCGAAGATGCACAAACTTTAATTTCTCAATTGCGCAGTAGCTACAACACGCTAAATGAATCTAACGCTATAACTTCAACCAAAAATCGTGTAGGTACTAATATTGGCGCAGCTATTTCATCTTCTGGCGCAGGGCAAGCATTTGGCCGCGCATTAGGTACTTCGGCACAATCTGAACGCAATACAATTACACAAACACGTCCGCTATTATTGGCCGCGATTAAAAATGCTACGGGTATGTCGGCCAAACAAATGGATTCTAACGCTGAGATGCAGCTTTACTTAAAAGCCGCCACTGATCCTTCTTTAGATTATGAAGCTAATATGCGAGCGTTAGATAATCTGGAAAAAATGCTTACGTCAGGAAAATTATCTGCCAATCCTGCAAACAAACCTGCGGGTAAACCTGCAGGTAAATCAGCAACGCCTGACCCTTTAGGGATTAGATAATGGCAACCATTGCTGAAATACGCGCGCAATATCCGCAATATTCGGATATGTCGGATGCTGATTTAGCGGGCGCCTTGCACGCTAAGTTTTATTCTGATATACCGCGCGCGGATTTTGACGCAAAAATAGGTTTAACTCCTGCGCCTGCTCCTACGCCTATTCGCGCGGCGCCTGTACCAAAAAGCGAAGGGATGCCTGGCCCTAGATCGGTCGGAGGGTTTTTAGGTAATGTTGGCGAAGGATACGTAAAAATGGCTGAGGGCATAGGCCAAGCAATAGCGCATCCACTTGACACTGCTAAAGGCGTATTAGACATTGGCGCTGGTGCGGTACAAAACGTATTGCCAAAATCTGTAGTCGATTTTGTAAATAACTTAGATACGCCTGAAGGTAAAGCCGCAGCTAAACAAGCTGTTGATGTAGCTAACGCAGTAGGCGGCGATTACAAACGTAAATATGGAAGCGTAGAAGCGCTAACAAACACGCTGTATAACGATCCAGTAAGCGTTGCTGCTGATTTATCTACGTTGCTTACCGGCGGCGCAGGCTTAGCCGGTAAAGCCGGTATGGTTAGTACAGCGTCTAAATTAGGTACTGCAGCCAAAGTAACAAACCCTTTAACGCCGGTTGTAGCGCCCGTTAACGCATTTGCTAAGCGTAACCAAAACGCATTGCAAGAAGCCCAAACAGCTAACGCTGTACGCGATGAAACTTTACGTAAAGCACAAGAAGCAGGGTATGTAGTAACACCTGGTAGCGTTACGCCCACAGGCAAAAACGTCATGTCTGAACGTATCGCAGGAAAGACGCGTTTAGAACAAGCGGCGTCGGTTAAAAATCAAGCCGTAACAGACAAATTAGCCCGCGAAGCTGTTGGGCTAGAAAAAAATACTCCACTAACGTCTGAAGCTATGCAGCAGATTCGTAAAGAAGAGTTTACTAAAGGATACGAACCTGTCAATGCTATTGGTAAAGTTGGCGTAGACGATCAATACGTTGCGGATTTAGCCAACATTGAAACTAAGTTTACTGGCGCAAACGCGTCGTTTCCTGGCGCAACGCCTGAAAGCGTAGATAAGTTAATTAAGACTTATTTGACCGATTCGTTTGACGCTAAAGACGCGGTTAGCGCGTCGCGTACTTTGCGTGAACAAGCTAAAGCTAACTATCGCAAAGGTGAAAATGATTTAGCTAAAGCCCAATCAGGCGTAGCCAAAGCATTAGAAGATCAAATTGAACGATCGTTATCAGCTACAGATACCGCCGAAGCAGAAAAAATACTTAATCAGTTCCGTGAATCGCGCAAACGCATGGCTATTAGTCATTCGATTGAAGACGCTATCCGTGAAGGCGCGGGTACTGTAGACGCTAAAAAACTCGCGCAAGCAGTACAAAGCGGCAGATATTTATCTGGCGATTTAAAAACAGTAGGCGAATTTGCCAACGTGTTTCCTAAAGTAAACGTGCCTCCTAGTCAAATAGGCACGCCTGGCACTGGCACTATGTTAGGTCGTAGTTTTGGCGGTACATTAGGCGCTCTTGCAGGTTTAAGCGCAGGCGGAGGGATTGGCGGCGCATTAGGCGCAGCGGCAGGAGCAGCAGCACCGGAAGCTATTTCAACCGCTATGCGAAAATATTTATTGTCTAAAACAGGGCAGGCAAAAGTTGCGCCTACATACGAACAAAATATATTGCTGCGAAATATAAACGACCAAGCAATTCGTAATGCTCTTTTGGCTTCTCAAGCAGGGAACGCCCCTCAAAACAATTTAGGACGTTAACTCATGGACAACCAACTTCTAATAAATATCCTGATCGGTGTATCTGGCGCGTTTGGTGGTTGGATTTTAAGTAACCTTACCCGTTCGGTAAATAAGTTAGAAGATAAGATGGCTAATCTTCCAGTAATGTACGTACAAAAAGACGATTACCGTCGCGACATAGATGATGTAAAAGCTATGTTAAAACAAATATTTGACAAGTTGGATAACAAGGCCGACAAGTGAAGTGGATCCAATCACTATCCTTGCTGCTGCTAAAACTGCTGCTGCCGCTATCCGCAAAGGTTGCGAGCTATACCAGCAATATAAAGCACAAGGCATGGAGTTGGTGGATGCTTACGGTCAAGCCAAAGATGTTGTTGCCGACCTTAGTACGCATCTCGGTAGTTTTTTCAAATCGCATGAGGCTCTTGAAAAACACGTTCATGAGGAAGAGTTAAAGTCAAAGAAGTTGCGTGACCCTGAGCTGTCGTTAAATCAAGAAGCATTCAACCGAGTATTAGCACAGAAAGAAATGCAGCGACTTGAGACTGAGCTGCGCGAAATGCTCGTATATCAAGCTCCGCCACAATTGGGCGCTGTATGGTCAGAATTTGAAGTAATGCGCGATAAGGTTAAAGCAGAACGTGCCGAAGCACAACGGCAAGAAGTATTAAGACAACAGGCGGCGGCATGGCGACGGGCAAGTTTAAGAAAAAAAATCGCGGAACAAATGACGTCAATAGTCGCGGTGCTGTTCATAACATTGTGGTTCCTATGGCTAATGATTCTAATCAGGACGAGCGCGACGTACCGTGGTCTTTACTCATCGCCGTCATCGTTCTGTGTTTTGTGTTAGTGCTTGCCTTGCCAGTGATGGGCGTCATGTACATGGATATGAACAACGCCACCAACGCAGCAATGGAAGAAATACGTAAGATGCGTGAACTACGCGCTAAAATTTTAATGGGAGTGCAGGAATAATGCTGACAATCTTTTCAACGCTTGTATCGTTTTTAATGGGCGGCTTGCCTAAGATTTTAGATTTCTTTCAAGACAAGTCAGATAAGTCGCATGAGTTAAAACTGGCGCAAATGCAAACTGATCGTGAGTTGCAATTAGCTGCTGCGGGATTTGTAGCGCAACAGCATATCGAAGAAATTAAACTAGACGAGATTAAAACGCAGACACAATCTGCGGAGAAAGTCTCGCTAATCGACGCACAAAAAGCGGAGATGAATGCTATATACGCCCATGATACGGCGTTATCTGAAGGTACATCTACCTGGATGAAAGACCTACGCGCTTCGGTGCGCCCTGTCATTACTTACGGATTCTTTTTTCTGTTAGTAGGCATCGATAGCGTACTGGCGTACAAAGGACTGACAAGCGGCGTAGACTTTAAAGAACTGGCTAATCAGTTGTGGGATGACGAGACTCAGGCTTTATTCGCTTCGATTATTGCGTTTCACTTCGGTGGACGCGCATTCGGCAAATGATTAGCGCCAAAGCACTTACGCTAATTAAGCACCACGAAGGCGTAAAACTTAAACCATACCGATGCCCTGCTGCCCTGCATACAATCGGAGTTGGGCATGTGCTTTATCCAGAACAAGCCAAGCTGTCTATGGAAGACCGGATTAAGTACCCGATTAGACCGGAAGACAACCGCACATTTACAATGGAGGAAGTCGATGCCATTCTTCAAAAAGACCTTGATCGGTTTGTTGCGGGAGTTCTGCGCTATTGCCCTAGCGCTGCTAATAGTCAAGGCTGGCTTGACGCTCTTGTGAGCTTTAGTTTTAACGTGGGCTTGGGTACATTACAACGTTCAACCCTGCGCCAGAAACACAATCGTGGTGACTATGCTGGCGCAGCGGATGAGTTCCTAAAGTATTGTAAAGCGGGCGGTAAAGTCTTAAAAGGACTTGAGAACCGCCGCAAAGATGAGCGCGCTATTTACATCCTAGCGTAATCGTGCGCTTGTTCGGTTTTCTGTTTGACGATGGTCTCTATCCCCTGCGCGCAACGAATACGAAAGTCCGCCCATTTGTTTTGATACACGGGGTCTTCTGACGGCGGTACCCAATCGTACTTTGCGCGCCAGCGAATCGTGACATCTGTGGTTGACGGTGTGTAGATGTAATGGTCGTTAAGTGTCATGTCGTTATACCTTTTCATTTAGCCCCCGATAAAATCTCACCGCGTTCACGCGCATCGCGCAGCTTGCAATAACGCTGATGCAAGCGAGTCAAATGACTAGCGCGACAATACGACGTCAGTTCGGTCTCAATCAATTTCCAAACTTGCTTCTCAGTCATGCTTGAGATTTGCTCGTTTAGTTCTGTCCAATTTAAATGTTTCATTCTTCAACCTTTTTATGTTCTGCTTCTAATTCGCGTAAATCATTCGCAACGTCTGACACACCATGCCAATCACGGCGGGCAATCATAACGTGCATATAGTCAATCAATACTTCGTGTTGTGTTTCATACTTAGTAAAGTCAGTCATTTCAATGCCTCCATTGCTATTTCAGATATTGCTCGTTTGTCGTGTAATGCCGCCCAGATTTTTTCATCGATTGTCTTTTCCGCCATAAGGATGTAGACCCAGACGTCCTGCGTTTGTCCGGAACGGTGCAATCGCCCAACCGTCTGTTCGTACAGTTCCAATGACCACGGCACTGACAGAAATACCATATGCCGCCCTCCGAACTGTAAATTGAGGCCGTGCCCCGCGCTCTTCGGATGAACGGCCAACAGTTCAACCTCACCTTTATTCCATCGCTCAATCGCTTTATCATCGTCCAACGTAACAAGCGACAAATAGCGGCGTTGCAATTCCGCAAGTTCCTCTTGAAATTGATACACCAGTATCGTATTGGCGCGCTGATTTTCATTGAGTAAATCCTCCAAAAGTTCAAATTTATGGTACCCAAACCATATCGCTTCTTTGGTTGATGTAAACACGCCTGGCGTATCACTGGCCACACGTTCGCTGTCGTACACAAAGCCAGAGGCCATCTGCTGCAACTTCGACGTTACTGCTGCTGCATTAGCGGCTAATATTTCTGTTGCCGGAAACTGTACGACAAAGTCTTTCTTCATCTTTTCATACGGCTTGCGGTCGTATATCTGACACCGCATCTCAACCACATGGCACGGCGGCAATTTGTCTTTGTATTCGCCAGCATCTAGCACAAACGTCGCAGGCTTGATACGTTCCATGACCAACGGCAACGCGCCTGGGCGTGGCGTCCATTCGCCAAAGTCGCGGTTCATACATACAAAGTATTGCTGCAAGAACGCACCCTTGGCTCGGCCTAGCAACGACTCGTCGACGATCTTGCACTGGCCAAACACGTCTTCAAGCCCGTTACTAGTAAACGATCCGGTCAAACCCCAACGTATCTTGAACTGGTCAATGATCTTGTGCAGTGCTTTAAACCGCGTGCCGGATGGGTTCTTTAGTTTGGTCAACTCGTCAAACACGATGCCATCAAACGACGACAAGTCTTGCTCTGCTAACCATTGGATGTTGTCGTAGTTAAGCACCACGACATCTGCCCATGATTCAAACGTTTTGGCGCGGTGCTCTGGCGTACCGACAGCGGATTGGACATATATATCATCCGCCCATATAAGGGCTTCGTTTGGCCACACGTCCGTACACACGCGTTTAGGCGCCAACACAAGAAACCGCTTAACGTAACCGTGCTTAATCATTGCTTGCATAGCGGTCAACGTAATGGCCGTCTTGCCTGCGCCCACAGGCGCCAAAATCATCGCCCGATCCCGCTCGTACAAAAAGTCAGCAGCTTCGTCTTGGTATGGCCTAAGCTGCATCGGTGCCTCTTTTGCGGATAGCTTGAGCGCATTCAAATTGAGTCATCGCTGCTTTAACCCTTGGGTCGCCACGGTCACACAACTTTGCGCACGCTTCGCGTTCTGCTGCTGCGACTAACTCTGCAAACTTTAGCTGGGCTTTTACAAATTCTGAACTGCGCGAATTGTTAAACCCCCAGCCCGCTTCCTGCGCCATGCGAATAATTTCTTCTGTATCGAATCCACTCATCGATCTTTTCCTTTGAATTTAATAACGCATACTTCTGATGCAAGTCCAACACCGTATCTCGAAAGATCACTTGTAGCGGTGACAGCTTACCTTTTGGGGCTTTCAATTCTACAAACCACGTTGACCCGTCTGGCATACAGGCTAAGCGATCACTAACCCCGCGTTGTGTGGGAGACTTAAACTTATACGTTTTGCCGCCCGCATGCTCGACAGTCCAAACAAAATAACTTTCGATTTCTTTTTCTAGCATGTCCGAAATATAAACCACTAAAAATTGTTTGACAAGAGCTTTTATTGTGGTATTCTGTGGCTTCACTCACTACAGTAAAGGAAAGTAAAAATGAATGTTGAAGATATTTTTGACGCAGACGGAAACGCGTTACAAGCCGCGTTAGATTTAATAGAAGTAATTGTAAAAACTGACCCCGAAGTATATGAAGATATAGCTATGCCTGTCATTGGTCTTTTACGCCAGCGTTTAGACAGTTCATGGAGGGGTGAATAATGAATCACTCTAATGTTGTCGGCGGGTCAACCGCTAAGCGCGTCATCAACTGTCCCGCGTCTGTCAAGCTAGTGCAGCGCATGCCACCACAGGCTGAGTCCGAACATGCAGCGCGCGGCACGCTCCTGCACAACGTCATCGCCGAGCTACTGGAGTTTGATAAGAAGCCAGAGCAGTGCTTGGGCGCTACGTACAAAGACCAGACACTTACGCAGGAGTTGATTGATGAGAAGATTATTCCCGCTTTACAAGCACTCGATGAGATTGATCCAGATAAACAAATGGAATACATGGTGGAGACTCGCGTTGGTTTTGGTGACTTTCTTCCTGGTGTTTTCGGTAGCACTGATCTGCTTGGCCGCCGTGATAACCGTGCATTCGTTATCGACTGGAAATTTGGCGACGGGGTGATGGTTGACGCCGTAGAGAATCCGCAACTGATGTTCTACGCTGCTGCTGCTATGCGTACCGAAGCAGCTAAGTGGATATTTGATGGCGTGGATGAGATTGAGTGCATCATCGTGCAGCCACCACAGATACGCCGTTGGGTGACTACACCTAAACGTATTGCTGAGTTTGAGCAGGAGCTGCTTTACGCTGTACGTCTGTCGGACTACCCCGATCCACCAATGCAAACAGGTGAGCATTGCCGCTGGTGTACTGCTAAGCCGATCTGCCCACAGATGACAGGTGCAGCCGATCGTGCATTGAAAACAACATTAGCTAATTTGCCAGTTGAATTAATTAAGACGCAGCTTGAACAAGCAGACATGTTAGAAGACTACATCAAAAATTTACGTGCATTGGCGTTTGAAATGTTGGAGAATGGTCAACCCGTGCCAGGTTTTAAGTTGGTTGCTAAGCGCGGTACACGCCAGTGGGCGAACGAAGCTGAAGTTGATGCGTGGATCGATGTTAATGGCATTGACCATGCGTATGATTTAAATTTAAAGTCGCCCGCACAGATGGAAAAAATGCTCAAGAAATTGGGCAAAGAATTGCCGTCGGAGTTAGTTGTATCGATTTCGTCGGGCAGTACGTTGGCACCGGAATCTGATCCGAGGCCAGCGGTGTTACAAATCGGGAAGCAGTTAACTGCCGCCCTTTCTAAACTTCAATAAAGGAAACAGTAATGTCAAATATCGTAACTTTCAAAGGTGCAAACCTTCCTGCCGTATCATCCCTATCAACTGCCTTGCGCACTTTAGAGACTGAAGTTGGCCCTGCTGGTTCAGTCATTCTAAAGATGGACAAGACAGGTCATTGGGTGTTTGGTGCCGATCAAACTGAAGTTGATGACGACTCTTTATGGGCGATTAATCCATTCTCTTTTATCCACGGCTTTATCGCTTGGGGTGAAGGTGAAGTGTTAGGCGAGAAGATGGTGTCTGTTACTGAGCCATTGCCTGAAATGGAAATCGCACCGCCAAACGCTAAACGCGGATGGGAGCCACAAGTCGGTATGTCAATGAAGTGTATTGAAGGTACTGACAAGGGCATGGAAGCACGTTACACCGTCACATCTGTTGGTGGCAAGCGTGCAGTTCAGCAGTTGGCTGTTGCAATCGCTGAGCAGGTTGAGAAGGATCAAAGTAAGCCAGTGCCGGTTGTGCATCTGAAGAAAGATCATTACCAGCATAAAGCCTACGGTCGCATTTACACGCCAGTTTTTGAGATCGTTGAGTGGGTGAGTATTGATGGCGAACGGGATGAACCAGAAGCAGAAGCAGCGCCTGTCGCTGAAGCCGCTCCTGCACGTCGTCGTCGCAGCTAAGTAAAAAGTCGGCATGGGCCTACGTAGCATCGACACATGCGCCGGATAATCGTAACCGGCATTAATATACCTACGGGGGAAAGCGGCATTGGGATAGTGGAAGCGGAGATACTTTTATTAACCCCCAATGCAGCGAGTACCCCACCTAATCTTATGAAAATACTTTGGCTTGACTTCGAAACTCGCAGTCGCTGCGACCTATCCTCCCGTGGAGTTTATAACTATGCACAAGACGCCAGTACAGATGTACTTTGTATGTCATACGCCTTTGATGATGGTGACGTTGTTACCTGGACACCCGACCAACCATTCCCCGATGAGGTGCGTAAGCACACTGGGCAGATATGCGCCCATAACGCCGCGTTTGAGCGGCTCATTTTCTGGTACGTCTTACAAATTAATTTTGAACTCGAGCAGTTCTACTGCACTGCCGCGCAAGCGCGTGCTAACTGCTTACCTGGAAGCCTTGAAGACGTCGGACGAGCCTTATCGAGTGTTATGCGAAAAGACCACCGAGGAAATCAGCTCATACGCGCCCTATCTATTCCACGATCAGATGGTACGTTTAATAACGACACCGCTTTAATGGCCGAGATGGTTGCGTATTGCGAGCAGGACGTTCGCGCTATGCGTGCCGTGTCTCAGGCCATGCGACCGCTATCTGATACCGAGCTTGCTGACTACCATACGAACGAGCGCATTAATGATAAAGGCGTGTTGCTTGACCTGCCGTTAGCACATGCTGCGATCAAGTACGCAGCAGCCGAGCTTGACGAGATCGAGACGTTGGTTACTGAATTAACTGAGGGGCAGATCACGTCGGTACGCAGTCCTAAAATGAAGAAGTGGGTAATGGATCGTGTTGGCTCGCAAGCGTTGAAGTTGATGGAAACATTCAAAGACGGCGAGTTGAAGTATTCTATAGATAAATCAGTACGTGCTAACTTATTAGCTTTTGCAGAGGAAAACCCCGATGAAATTCCGGCACATGTTGCGGACGTCATTCAATGCGCGGATGACCTATGGGCGTCGTCGGTTGCGAAGTTCAGCCGCCTTGCGGGCTTGGCAGACGAAGACGATCAACGAGTTCGAGGTGCATTTGTGTTTGCAGGAGGATCCGCTACCGGAAGGGCATCCAGCTACGGCGCGCAGGTTCACAATTTCACAAGAAAATGCGCCAAACTCCCCGACGAAGTTAGGCACGCTATGGTGCGAGGGCACAACATCGTACCAGGATATGGCCGCCGCATTACAGATGTTCTGCGGGGAATGCTCCGGCCCGCATTGATACCTGCGCCAGATCATTCGTTCGTTGTTGCTGATTGGTCGGCCATTGAAGCGCGCGTTACACCGTGGGCGTCAGCCGACCCGCAAGCCGAGTCGGTGCTTGATGTATTCCGCGAAGGCCGTGACATCTATATCCGTGAGGCCGCAGGCATCTACCGCATACCTGAAGAGCAGATTGGTGCCGAGTCCGAAGAGCGTCAGATTGGTAAGGTTGCCATTCTGTCACTAGGGTTCGGTGGATCAGTCGGCGCGTTCTCGGCAATGGGTCGCAACTATGGCATCGTGATGCAGGAGTCCGATTCTAGGCGTATTGTAGACGCATGGCGACGCGCTAATCCGTGGGCAGTACGTTACTGGGAGAAGCTAGAGAACGCTTACCGCGCAGCGTTACGCAACCCCAATCGGGAGTTTTCAGCGGGTCGGGTTACGTACCTGTATGACAAGCAGCACCTGTGGTATGCGTTACCGTCAGGTCGCATTCTATGTTATCCGTTCGCTAAGTTTGAAGGCGACGAGATCACGTATGTTAAGGCGGCATGGAAGCCAGCGGCGGATGCTAAAGAATGGCCAAGAGCGCGCTTGTGGCGCGGGCTTGCATGTGAGAATATTACACAAGCAATCGCTCACGACTTGCTACGGCATTCTTTACGCCAACTTTCTGACACCGTCCTACACGTGCACGATGAAATCGTACTTGAATCAAAAAATCCCGAAGCAGATGCAATCGAATTGAACCGTATTATGTGTACTGCCCCTGATTGGGCGCAGGGTTTGCCGTTGAAGGCGGGCGTTAAGATCATGACGAGGTACGGAAAATGACCCACGTTGTTGGATTGTCTGGCGGGAAAGATAGCACCGCCCTTGCATTACGTTTGGCAGAAATTGAGCCACGCGATTACGAATATATCTGTAACGAAACCGGTAATGAATTGCCTGAGATGCATGCGCATTGGGCTAAGCTAGAAGAGTTACTGGGTAAGCCAATTAAACGAGTGCGCTATAAGCACGACTTAGAAGGAACTATTCGCGAGATGAACATGCTGCCTAGCGTGTTTGCCCGTTGGTGTACGCGAGTGCTAAAGATTGAGCCAACCATTAAATATATGGATGACTTGCCAGACGATTCGGTATTGTATGTGGGCTTGCGCGCGGATGAAGAAGCTAGGCGTGGGCTGTATGGTGAAGATATATCAATACGATTTCCGATGCGCGAGTGGGGTTGGAAAGAGGAAGACGTTTGGAAATATCTTGATAGCCGCGGCGTAAGCATTCCAGTGCGTACCGATTGTGCATTCTGTCCGTATCAACGTTTGGGCGAATGGCGAGACTTATATAACAATTATCCTGTTATTTGGGCGCGTGGTGTGCAATTGGAAAAAGACTTAGGGCATACGTTTCGTAGCCCAGGACGTGACACATGGCCCGCCGATTTAGAATCGCTTGGCGAAGAATTTAAAGCAGGGCGCAAATTAAGAGAATATAAGCGCAACACTACTTGCCGCGTTTGCTCGCTGTAATTACCGGAGACAACATTGGAATTTCTAGAATACTATAAAAACCTCGCCCCTGAAGGCGAGACTGCGTTGATCGTGCGCCAGAAGCCGCAACTGAAAGACGGTAAGCTGCAGTTGCACGCTGATGGAGCTGTCAAATGTACGTGGCCTGCGGCCTTACCTACACGTTCGATGCGTGCCGGTGAGTCGTGGTACGGCAACACCGCGTCGTTCATCGTTGATCGTTTCAAAGACGGGCACGTTAGTGCATCACGTGACAATTGCGAATACGTGTTGGTCATGGTGCTTGACGACGTAGGCGACCCTGAGAAGGCGCCCAACACACCGTCGTTGCCGCCAACGTGGATCATGGAAACCTCCGAAGGATCGTACCAGTGGGGTTACGCATTCAGCGAGCAGCCAACGAAGGGCGAGTATTCCGCTGCGATTGATGCGATAGCCAAAGCAGGCTACACCGACCCAGGCGCATGTAATCCTGTGCGTAACTTTCGCTTGCCAGGCTCGATCAATCTAAAGCCAAACAAGAATAAATTCATATCGCGTTTAGTTGAGTTCCACCCCGATCGTGAGTACACGCTGTCCGAAATCTGTACACACTTATCGGTCACGCCTAGCGCCGTTGAGTCGTTCACCGTGCGCCCTATCCGTTTGTCAGACGACGGTGCGGATGACGTCATGGCGTGGTTGTCAGGTCAGAACCTGCTGTTGTCAAAACCCAACAGTCAAGGCTGGGCGGGCGTTATCTGCCCTAACAGTGCAGAGCATAGCGACGGTAACCCCGAAGGGCGTTACAACCCTTCGATGCGAACGTACTGCTGCTTGCACTCGCATTGCGTTGACTTTGACTCACACACATTTCTTGATTGGGTGGCTGCTAACGGTGGCCCGAAGCACGCGCCAGGCTTACGTGAGGAGTTACTCGCGCATGCGATGGACATGGCGTTATCTAAACTTGCGCCGACCGCTGCGTTTCCTGACAAGGGCGCTGAAGTAATTGCCGAAGTTGAGAAGAAGCAATTAGACCGTGTCGAGAAAGCCGACTGGTACACGCGTTTTGCGTACATACAAGACGATGATGCGTATTTCGATATGAACGACCGCCGTGAAATCAGCCGCTATACGTTCAACGCTCTGTTTCGTCATGTGTCCTGCTTTTCGATTCACCCTAGCAAGTCGCAGCGACGTGTTGAGGCGTCGGTATGTTTTGATGAGAACCGCCAAAAGATGGGCGCGCTTGCGTTGGCCGGTATCACGTACGCCGCAGGCGAGTCGGTGTTAGTTGAGCGCGAAGGGCAGGCGTATGGCAATCGCTGGCAGAACCGCCGCCCTGACGTTATGGCGGGGGACGCTACACGATGGCTAGACCATGTGCACAAGATGATACCTGAGCAAGCTGAACGTGAGCATGTGCTGAACGTCATGGCGTACAAGCTGCAACACCCTGCGCGTAAGATCAATCACGCTGTACTGCATATCGGGCACCCTGGCAGTGGTAAAGACACGATGTGGGAGCCGTTGTTGTGGGGTATAGGTGGCGCTACGCATGATAACGTCTCCATCGTGCGCAACGAAGAGATCATGAGCCAATGGGGTTATGCGCTCGAGTCCGAAGTGATGGTGTTTGAGGAGTTGCGCCAATCGGAAGCGAAGGATCGCAGAGCGCTTGAGAACCATCTAAAGCCCATCATCGCCGCGCCGCCTGAGTTCTTGCTAGTCAATCGTAAGGGCATGCACCCGTACAAGGCCTTGAACCGCTTGTTCGTGCTTGCGTTCTCAAACGAGCGCGTGCCGCTGTCGTTGCCATCGGACGACCGTCGATGGTTCGTTACTCACTCGGACGCAGGTCGCATGAGCGAAGCGGATGGATTGGCGATGTGGGACTGGTACGCGGCGGGCGGGGCATCGGCTGTTTGTGCATGGTTGTATCAGCGCGACGTGTCTAAGTTCAACCCAGGTGCCGCACCGATGATGACTGAGGCCAAGATGATTATGGTCGAGCAGGGCAGGTCAACCGCTGAGTCGTATTTGGTCGAGATGATGCAGGCTAGACTTGGCGAGTTCTCGCAGGGCGTGGTTGGTTCACCGTTCTATTCGTTGTGCGACCGCGTATCGACTGGCGCGCCTACCGGCGTGCGGATACCGCAAGCAGCACTATTACATGCGTTCCGCGAGGCGGGCTGGATTGACTGCGGGCGTATCGGCACACGTGAGTATCAAACTAAGAAGCATATATTCTGTGCACCTAACATGACGGACGTCCCTCGCTCAGAGTTGCGTCGCATGATCGAGGACAAACCCGCATCGCCTTACTTGAAAGCAGTTACAAAATAAAATATTGTTTTTTGTATTTGTTATAGTCCGGTAATATAATTGTGCCAATGTTAGCAAATCTTCACAATGAAAGACGATAATGGCGTATAAGATATCGGACGAAGACTTCATGGCTGCGTGGCGTCGCATTCAGTCAGTTAGCGAGATGGCCAAAGAGCTGAACATGACTGCGCGGGCAATCAATTACCGTCGTCGCAGCATAGAAGAGAAACATGGAACTATTCTAAACGCGTCAAGTAATCGTAGCCCTGATTTTAAAATATCTATACCTGAAAACAACATTCGGGTCAATTTTGAACTCGACAGCGGCACGATTATGGTTGCTAGTGATTGTCATTACTGGCCTGGCATCGTATCAACCGCGCACCGCGCGTTCGTGCTGTTTGCAAAAGAATTAAAACCAAAAGCGATTGTGATGAACGGCGACGTATTCGACGGCGCGTCGATCAGTCGTCACCCGCCTGGCGGTACGTGGGAGGCCACACCTAACGTTAAGCAAGAACTCGAAGCGTGTCAGGAGCGCCTGTCTGAGATCGAAGCGGCGTCATTAAACAGCAAGCTGCATTGGACGTGGGGCAATCACGATCAGCGCTTTAATGCGCGTCTAGCCGCGCAGGTAGGCGATGGGTTTAAGGGCATAGTCGGTATGAATTTGCTTGACCATTTCCCGCGCTGGAAATTCTCAATGTCGGTTATGGTCAATGGTAACTGTATGATCAAGCATCGATACCATAACGGCATTCACGCGATCTATAACAACACGCTAAAGTCCGGCACGTCAATTGTGACCGGCCACCTGCATAGCCTTAAGGTAACACCGTGGACGGATTACACCGGCACGCGTTACGGTGTTGATACTGGGTCACTGGCGGACGTCAATGGCCAACAATTTAGTTATTCAGAAGATAATCCCAAGAACCACCGGTCAGGTTTTGCCGTACTTACTTTCTATAAAGGCAAGCTATTACCGCCCGAACTATGTGAAGTGCTCGATGAAGACGCTGGCTTGATCTACTTTAGAGGTAATGTCTTTGAAGTGTAACCATTTTCACCTAAAATAGTATTGCGACTGGCGTGGTCGTAACACTTTTGGAGTATCAAAATGGCAATCACAATTTACACTGGCAACAGCGTTGTTGTAATCGATGAGGACGTAGTAGAGTTTGAGTATGAGTGCGACGAGTGCGATGAAGGCGTCGAGTATGACGAGGACGGTAATGCGTACTGGGTTGAGGACGATGTAGAGTATTTTTACAATTCGTTCGATGATGTGACGTATTACTTCGACGAAGAGGCAGATGAGTTCGTAGCTTGCGACGACGAAGCAGAAGACGACGAAGCAGAAGTAGAGTAATAGCAGTATGAGCGCGCCAGAGACGATCTGGCGCGTTTTTCTTTTGGGGGTTACATGGACTTCATACAAAAACAGATCGAGGCGTCAGAGCGCCTGTATCATATGATGATGGCAGATCATAAAGCGCGGTTTGAAAAATTAGCTGCAGTCTACGATCTGAGCGAACACCTG